AGGACTTAATTCATAAGCCAGCCATGAACGAAAGAGGAGAGCTAATAGCTGTTTATGCTGTGGCTATTCTTAAAGACGGAGGACACCAATTTGATGTAATGAGTAAGAAAGATGTTGACCTAATCCGCAATCAATCCAAGTCTAAAAATAATGGCCCTTGGGTTACTCATTACGAAGAAATGGCTAAGAAAACCGTATTGCGCAAACTCTTTAAATGGCTTCCCTGTTCTGTTGAAATGCAAAGGGCTGTTTCCCTAGATGAGCTACAAGAAGCCGGAATTCAAGACATTAAGGTTGCTGCAAGCGAAACTTTCGACATGGATTTTATAGACCATGAAACGGGTGAAATTCCTAATCAAAAGCCCTCAAGACAGCATGATGCTTTAATGGATAAACTAAAGTCAGCCAAAGGCAAAAACGATGAGGAAGTCGTTGAAACAGGTGAGCTTGCCACTGAAAAGCAGCTAAAAGAAATTGAGGCGCTTGTTGCGGTTAAGAACTTTAAGCCCGCAAGATTCTTAGATGCTCTTAAGCATTATGGAGTTTCAGAGAAGGGAACCGTGAAAGATTTAACCATGGTTCAGGCTCAAGATTTTATTTCTATATTGGAGAAGGAGCCAGACCAGTAATGAATGACTTCACGAAAGAAGAACTTGGAATTATTTTATACAGTGTTGATGCGGTTGCCTTTCATGAAGATGAAGACCGTAACGATTTATTTAATAAAATCCAATCCATGATTGATAACTATTGCGAGCATGAGTGGCAGATGAACAATCAATTAAAATGCAATAAGTGCGGGGTTAAAGTAGGATGAAAGATTTTACGAAAGAAGAACTTCAAATATTATTGCTTGAAATGAATATTAGCATTAATCGTCATAAAGAACTGTTGACTATAGCTCCAAGTTATCAGGCTTTAAGAGATAAAGTTGAATCCATGATTGATAATTATTGCGAGCATGACAAAGTAGTTCCAAACTATGATTGCAAAACTCAGTGCGAGAAATGTGGGGAAATAATATAAATGAAAGAGACTTTCAAGGAAGGACAAACAATTTTTTTCGCAAACGCATTGGAGAAGAAAATAGAATCCCGTATTGTAGAAAGGGTGGAAATGCGGGAAAGCTCACCAGTTTATTGGCTATTGGGGCATTTTGGGTACTTTGACCCCTATTGCCTTTTTAAAACGCACATAGAGGCAAAAGATTATATTAGGAATTTGGAAGCACAGATAAATAAAATTTAGCACAGTAATATAATTAAGATAAGGATATCTTTTGAAACAGTTACGACCATATCAGCAGGATGCTGTGAGGGAGTGCTGGCAAGCCTTAGTAGCTAATGATGAGCCCGTCTTATTGATGGCAAGTGTTGGCGCTGGTAAAAGCTTAATGCTTGCCACCATCCTTTTAAGAATTGAGAAGTTGGGAAAACGGGCTTTGTGTTTAGTAAATAATGCCGAGCTTGTAAGGAACAACTGTGCAACATTCATAGAACAAGGGGGAACTGGCTCTATTTATTGCGCAGCTCTAGGGGAAAAAGACGACAGAGCGCCAGTAGTATTCGGCACACCAAAATCAATTTTAAATGGAATTAATAAAAATGATCGAATTTCACAAATTAGATTTAATATCATCCTCGTGGATGAGGCTCATGCTATCAATTATAGTGATCATAGTACTGTCTTCATGCGTATACTACGCCACTTCAAGCAAGAATATGAGCACATGCGCGTGCTCGGAGCTACAGGCACAAACTTCCGCTTTAAAGGAACGGAAATTGTCGGAGATAATTGTCTGTTCAAGACCCAAGTCGGCAACATCACAACTGACCGATTAATCAAAGAGAAGTACCTCATAAGCCCAGATTTTAAAATTGACCCTGGTTTAGTTATAGACTTCTCAAAGGTTAAGATTAAGAGCAACGGAAAGTTTGACCCAAAAGACCTAGCTTTAGTGGTCAGTGAGAATGCCCGCTTAACAGAGCTTATCTGTAAGCAGCTCATTCATATCATGGAAAGTCAGGGCAGGTTTGGTGTATTTATCTTTGCAACCACAAGAAAACATGCCGATGAGATTTTGAGTCACCTCCCCGCGACACAAAGCGCTTTGATTCTCGGCGATACCCCTCAACACGAACGAACAAGGATTTTAGATGCAGCCCGCGAAGGTAGAATCAAGTATCTTGTTAATATTGCTATTATTAGTGTGGGCGTTGATGTTCCTCCTTTTGACACTCTCGCCTACCTACGACCCACAGAAAGCCTTGTTTTGCTTGTTCAAACCCTGGGAAGGGTCTTGCGACTTTCGCCGAACACCAATAAAACCGAAGCCCTAGTCTTAGACTTTGCGGGTAATATTGAACGGCATAGTCACTGGGATGATCCCATTCTATTAAAAGCGGTTATGCAAACCTTAGATGAAGACAAGCCACGGGATATCAAATGTCCTGCTTGCTTTACCATGAATACTCAGACTGCTAGGCGCTGTGTTGGTTCCACAGGAAATAAGCGCTGTGATTATTACTTCGAGTTCAAAGAATGCAGCAATCCCAAATGCCAAAGCCAAAATGACATATCCGCTAGACATTGTAAGGACTGCGGTACTGAGCTTATTGACCCAAATAAAAAATTGAGCATGCCAAATGAGGCTCAAATGTTGCGAGAATTTCAGGTAATTGAGGCCAAATATGCCATATCCGACTCCAAAACAGGATTTCGAGTAAATAGCATGTACAAATGCAGGGATAAGAAAGGAGGCATAGCAGTATTTTATGAGAATTACACGCCCATTTCTCAGAAGGCAAAGAACGTCTTCTACGGCAATTTCATTAAAAAACATTGCGATAAACCAAGCCAGTGGTATCTCCATTTGGATGTGCGGGAAAAGATGCAAGAGATGCTTCAAAGCGCTCACACTCCGACTCACTTGATGCTGTCTTATGATAATAAAGGCTATCGGATTAAAAGGAAAATTTTTGACACACAACAGGGAGCGTTAAATGACGAAGTTTCAAATAAGCAAATGGTATGTGTTTAGGAAACAGGCGCAAATGATTACGGGTATCATTGCATCGTTTAAAGACAAAAACGGCACTTTAGATTTTAATAATGAGGAATTAAAAAGCTATTTTGACGATATTTCTGCAATTCTCAAAAAATCTAACAAATATTTAAAGCAATGTGGGTTGACACAAAAGCCTCCTTTGTGGAAATATAACCCCGAGGATCCAACAACTCATGCATCCAGCGTCGCTTTTAAGTACAAACATAAGATGAGTAGATTTCAGATTAAGATGTATGGTAAAGATTTTATGAGTGAACCTGTTCCAGAAGATAAAAAAGAAGCTTAGCTGATTGCCCACGTGGTAAAACAGTATCGGGATCCTTAAGAGGTTCCCAGCGATATTTTTCCGGCTGCATTGCTTTCGAGCATTTAGGAATCTTATACAGAGTGTCAGCCAGTAATGTATAAGGCGGAGCTTCCCCGTTAATCAGGGCTAAACGATTCTAGTCCGGCAGGAAAGATAAATCGTGACAGCGTGGAGAGACACGCTTACATTATGGCAGTCCTAGAGTATAGGTTAAGGTCAGGGTGAAATTCCCGAATCCGAGCATCGGTGCAACTCCGGTCTAGCTGCCCCCATTTTCAAGGATAGATTAATGACGGAAGAAGAAATAAAAGAGATTACAAGAGGTATAGCTTCTTCTCCTGATTTTTTATCTGCCTTACAAACTTGTTATGAGAATATGCCAAAAGAAGGTGAGAAAGTAGAAGTATTGGCATTGTGGTTTTTTTCTCAAGGTTATTTATCCTGCTTAGATTACATGGCAAAAAAAGATTTATTTCGCCCAATTTCCCTAAAAGATTCCTGTTTAAATTAAATACAAAAAACACTCCAAGACGAGGCATAAATTTCACTATGTCTGATTATCTATATTATCAGTCCTAATTTCTAATGAAATGTATGGCCCGACATTTAGAGCAAAAAAATGTAGGAGTAACGTTTTTTGTTGCAAACTCTAATTGCTGCCATTTGTGGTGGCAATCCGTGTAATCGGTTGGATGAGGAGCAAAGCCGTCTATTTGTTTCGATTCGTTATAGTTATCAATCATTGATTTTATTTTATTCCTTAATGAATGTTTCCAATCCCAGGATGTTTCCATTTCGATCCAATCAAATGAACTAATAATTTCTTCTAGTTCCTCTTTCGTGAATTGATTCAACTTTGCAACCTCCATAAAAAAGGCAGCGATTAACGACTGCCTTAACTGTTTTTACCGTGGGTAAATCAGATAATAAAATCTTATTCCTCTTCACCTGAATTGTCTATTTCTTCATCAATGTCAATGCAGTCCTCAGAAAATGCCTCAGATTCCTCACAAAAATCCTCACAAATCTCATAATCCTCAGATTTCTTGACTTTATTCTTTTTAGGAGGTTTTTTAAATGATTGTTTAAAATGGAATTTAGATAGGTCATCCGTATAAAGACAGTCACCAATATAATCTATGCCACGGAGGAGACTATCGATTCTTTCCTCAAGACGTTTGAACTCTTTGTAAATTTTGCTTTGATTATCTAGGGAAATACCTTCAACGGGGTCATATTTATCTTTTTTGATTGCAACCAAGGTTTCAGAGGTAATACCAAAAGCTTTCATGATTTCAGAATCAGGAGCCTTTCTCTTAAGATACATTTGAATTTTTTGCAGCTCATCTATTCCTGGCTGCTGGTTAAAATTATTTCCAATCTGCTGCTCTCGCCATTTTGAAGCAACAATCTCCGGATTGTGCTCTGTAGGTTTCCAACTATCAAGAGTAACTTTTTCTTTGTCACTGCCGTCAATACTGCATGGATCAAACTCGTAACTTCTTTCTGACATAATAACGCTCCCTGTTATAAATCATTTATTGCCTTAATCTTTTTGTGCTGCATAGGAGTCAAGCCATCCTCAACAAATTGCCTAAATTCTTTTGCATCCATTTTCTTGTACTTATTTGCAACCGTTGGACAGCTCCTTAATTTGTCCAAAAATGTTTCAATATCGGGTATTACAAAAGAATCATACCCATCCTCATTTACAAAAGTGACTCGTAAGCTATCCATATCAACATCCTTTGTCTAAGTAAGCCAAAATAACTTCCTTGGCAGCTTCTTCTCCCCATGCGGCTATAGCTTCATAGCCACGTGCATTTTTGCGTTGCAGAAATTTAACTTGCTCCGGTGAGAGTTTCCCCTTACCAACTTTTAGCTCAATCCATAAGCCAGATTTGCCCGATACAGGCAAAGCCAGGAAAAAATCTGCAACACCTTTTTTAACTCCCATTCGTTTTAGTGTTCGGCCTTCCTTATAACTGCACTTTCGTTCATTGGCAAAGTGATGGAAATCTTCTGCCAATTCTGGAAACTTATAATGGAACCAATTCACTATGTTGATGTGGTCTACCTGCTCCGCTTTTAAGCTCATCCTTAAGCTCCTGAACTTGCTCCCTAAGTTCATCCAGCGCACGGCTCACCGCCCTATTTTCGTCTACTTGTCGATGATAGTGCTCCCAAATCAATTCAAATCGTTTCTCATTGGTCATTTCCCTTCCCTAATCATGACAGCTATATCATTGGCACGGCTATGCACCTCTTTAGCCCAATTGCTATTTAATGCAGCTTGAGCAGCTCCTAGATAGTCATAGCACCTAAGGCAATGAATCATCTCTTTAAATTCGAGTAATTTAGTAATGCCAAGATTGAAGTTCATATTGATTAAGGCATTTTTAACGCCTTGAGGCTGATTGATATACCAAGCTTGTTCTTCTAATTCTGAAACTGCTTGCTTGAAGTCATTTTGAAACATGAGTTCCGCTTCATCAACGCTTATCCCATCTTCAAGATTTCGACCCCATCCGACCGTACAATGACCATTGGTGTCAATGTAGGTATGCAGCTCTAATTTCTCATAGCCCTTAATCCATTGCTGTAAATCTTGCATAGCAAATATCCTCCTGATAAATGAACAAGTGATTTAAAAATAATTTTAGGAATAGAAAATAAAACCTGTGGGGGCTGATTCATCCTGAATTCCCCCACAGGCACA